AAGTCAGAAGCAGATATCCTTGCTTTAGTAGACGAAATTACTCGCCGTGCTCAAAAAGGTTTAGGTCTTGTAGAAGACAATCCTAAATATTCTTTTATGCGTGATTCTATTATGGATATTATTGCAGTGCTGCATAGCGCTAAATACCAGATTACGCAAGAATAATTTTAACTCCTCCGAAGAACCGCCTTCGGGCGGTTTTTTTGTCACTAAAATAAGATATCAAATGAATACTATAGAACTCCCTATATACTGGACTCAACACTACAAAACTAAAAAGGATAAAACAGTACTTGTTGGTATGAACTGGTATCGCAACGCTCATTTTCATGCGCAAAACGCCATGAAAAAGCATTTTAATAAACTAGTGTCAACCCAGGTGGGAGATAAAAAACCACAGGTGGGGAAGTTTAACCTAGCTATAGAAATATACTATAAGAATTCTAACTGTGATGGTGCTAATATAGCTGCTCTAATAGAAAAATTTGTATTAGACGCTTTGCAAGAAGAAAAAGTTATCATAAATGATAACGTTCAATACCACAAAGGCAGCTCATGGAAAGTCATTGACCAAGACAAAGACAACCCACGATGCTTAATATCAATAATCGAACAAGAACAAGAATAATCCCAGGAGACTCTAAGTGCTTGATTTTGCAAAAGAACTACTCAAAAAACATTATTGCCGACCCAATGAGTCAATTGCTGAAGCTTTTAAACGTGCTTCTGACTGTTACGCTACTGACAGCATGCACAGCGAACGTATCCAAGACTACCTTAAAAAAGAGTGGTTTATGTTCAGTTCGCCAATCCTCAGCAATGCTCCTGCAAAAGGAGAAAAACCCAAAGGTTTGCCTATCAGTTGTTTTCTAACGTATGTACCAGACTCTATTGAAGGTCTGTGTAACCATACTACTGAAGAGCGTTGGCTCTCAGTCAAAGGAGGCGGCGTAGGAGGTCACTGGAGCGACGTTCGAGCTATCTCTGATAAGACACCAGGGGTCAATGGTTTCTTGCACACAGTAGATGCTGACATGGTTGCATACCGTCAGGGTAAAACTCGTCGTGGTAGCTACGCAGCATACTTGAATATCGATCATCCAGAGATCGTAGAGTTCATTAAAATGCGTACCCCTACTGGTGACTTGAACCGTAAAAACCTTAATCTTCACCATGGTATCAATATTACTGATGCGTTTATCGAAGCAGTTAATGATGATTTAGAATGGTCATTGATTGATCCACATAGTAAAGAAGTTGTCGAGACCATTCGAGCTCGTCACCTGTGGGAAGAAATTCTTACAACTAGGTTCCGTACTGGCGAGCCCTACATCAACTACCTTGATGAGGCTAATCGTCAGATGCATCCTGCTCTACAAGAGCGTGGGTTAAAGATTCATGGTAGTAACTTGTGTAACGAGATTCACTTGCCTACTAATGAAGACCGTTCTGCAGTATGTTGCCTATCCTCTGTCAATCTTGCTAAGTTTGACGAGTGGAAAGATAACGATATGTTCATTGCCGATTTGATCGAAATGCTAGACAATGTACTGCAGTTCTTTATTGACAATGCTCCTAATGAACTAGAGCGTACTCGCTACTCAGCAGAACGTGAACGTTCACTTGGCCTAGGCGCTATGGGTTTCCATGACTACCTTATGTCAAAAGGAATACCATTTGAGTCTAGCTTGGCTATTTCAGTTAACAAACGAATGTTTAGTACTATTAAAAATGAAGCAGTTAAAAAGACTCAAGCACTTGCTCTCGAAAGAGGCGAGGCCCCTGATGCTATCGGATACGGTGTTAGAAATACTCATTTGCTTGCAATTGCTCCTAATGCTAATAGCAGCATCATACTTGGTGTATCACCTAGTATAGAACCTCGTGCGTCTAACTGTTACACCCACAAAACTCGTGTAGGTTCTCATCTAGTTAAGAACCCAGCATTGATTCCTGTACTAGAACAGTACGGTATGAATGATGACGATACGTGGGCTGACATTATGGCTAATGATGGATCTGTACAACACCTAGATTGGTTGTCTTCTGACGAACGTAACACGTTCAAAACAGCGTTTGAGATTGACCAACATTGGGTTGTAGAGATGGCTCGTAGTCGTCAGGAGTGGATCTGCCAAGGTCAGTCTGTTAACTTGTTCTTCCCAGCAGGTGCTAGCAAGAGTTACGTTAACGCTGTACACCGTAGAGCATTTAAACCAGCTGACGATGTAGGTGCACCTTTAAAAGGTGTGTACTACCTCCGTACAGAATCTAGTAAGAAAACAGAAAAAGTAAACATCAAGATTGAACGCCAAGCACTACAAGATGGTGTGCAAGGTTCACTTGATACGTGTCTAGCTTGTGAAGGATAATAATAATGTTAAATGAGACGAGTAAAACATACAAACCACTACGCTACCCACAGGCTGAAGAATACCGTCTTCAGTCTGAGGATATCCATTGGATTGTTAAAGAAGTAGAAATGACTAAAGATGTTGAAGACTTTAAATCTGCATCAGCAGAAGAAAAAGAATTCATTAAAAACATTCTGTCAATCTTTACCCAGTCTGATTTTAATGTTGCTGCGGGCTACCTGCCTTTGATCAACAAGATCAAAAACAACGAAGTCCGTGGTATGCTCACTAGTTTTATGGCTCGTGAGTTTATCCACCAGGAAGGCTATGCGCACTTGAATGAGTCGCTAGGCTTTCCTGACAGCTACTACACAGACTTTTTGAAACACCAAGAGACTCTTGCTAAAGATTCTTACATGGCTGAAGCAATCTTTGAAAGCTTTGGTCTTAAGCTAGCGAAAGGTATTTTGCTTGAAGGTATCAGCTTGTTTGGTAGCTTCGTCATGCTTAAAAACTTTGAGCGTGTAGGCAAATACCTGGGTATGTGTACAATTAACGAATGGTCTTTACGTGATGAATCTCTTCACGTAGAAGGCAATGCTTGGTTGTTCCGTACGTGGTGTAAAGAAAACCCTAACGAAGTAAACGATACTTTCAAGATGCATATCTACAGCATGGCTCGTGAGATTGTAGAGCTTGAAAAGAAATTCGTAGACTTTGCATTTGGTACATTCCAGCCACCAATGCTAAACAAGGAAGACGTAAAAGACTACCTTGAATACATTGCTGACCGCAGGCTACTGCAACTAGGTCTTAAGCCAAACTTTGAACGTAAAGTAAACCCACTTCCATGGATGGACGAACTAAACAATGGTAGCTCACTAGCTAACTTCTTTGAGAAGCGAGTTACTGACTACTCTGTTGCAGGTATGCAGGGTGAATTTACGTACTAAAAAATGTAGAAATGTGCATTTTTATGCGCAATAAAGTGTACAATGTACACATTATGATACATTTTTTGCTCAAAGGGGGACTTCGGTCCCCTTATTATTAACAAGAAGGAACATAATATGATAGATGAAATTTTAGAAGAACGCGGAGGTAACTACGGCGATTTTCATACTCAAGCAAACTTATCCCAAACGTTAAAAGCAATTGTTATGCAACACTATGTTAATGTGCATAACGAAAGTATGCCTAACTTCATGGCTGAGTCTTTAGCCATGATTTGTCATAAGATTGCAAGAATTGTAAACGGTAACCCTATGTATAAAGACAGCTGGGTTGACATTGCAGGTTATTCACAACTAGTGGTGGATATACTGGACAAAGCTACAGAACAAACACAAACAATTAGTATTAACGAAGGAGAAGAATAGTATGTCTGAAATTTCATTTGAACTACCAAAAGATGCAACTCGTATTTGGGACCTTGATGTACCAGTAGTTGTAGACGCTGAAAACAAAAATATCAAAGTGTACCTTACAGGTGCTATCGAAGAGCCGTACCATTACAATGAGACTTGTTACTTACTAGAAACAGCTCCAGAAGACTACACAGTAGATATCTACTTGAATACCCCTGGCGGTATTATTGATTCAGCGTTTATGATTACTAACGCTATCAAAGTATCTAAAGCAACAGTAATTGGTCATTTGTCAGGTACTGTCGCTTCTGCAGGTACTTTGATTTCTATGGCTTGTGATGAGCTTAATTTGACTCCTCACTTGTCATTTATGATTCATAACTACTCTGGCGGTATGGCTGGTAAAGGTCACGAGATGAAAGCTCGTCAAAAGTTTACTGATGACCACCTTAATGATGCTTTTAAATACTTCTATTCTGGCTTCTTATCTGAAGAAGAAATGGATAAAGTAATTGAAGGTACTGATCTTTGGATGGGCACAGACGAAGTTACAGAACGTTGGTCTAACCGTGTTGACTATGTCAAAGGAGAAGCCTAATGAGTAAAGTCCCTGAAGAAGAAATGTTTGGAGGAATTTTTGATTCCTTCAGTAATCTAGTAAAGAACGACGATGTAGCTGTGCTGGCTCCCTTAGATTCTAGTGAAGTTGTCATGAACAAACTTATTAATGATCACATCTACGGTTTATTGGCATTAGATGAACTTAGTCCTCAGCAAGTAACATTACTAGCCGCTTTAATTAAAGCAAGGATGTAGTTATGAACCCATTACAAGGAATTGTAAAATTTAATCAAGACAGAAATCTTGTTAAGTTTGATGGGATTGCTGAGTACAACATGCTTATGGAGGAACTGCAAGAATTTCTTCTTGCGGTTTCTGACAACAATGAGTATGAAAAAGTAGATGCTCTTTGTGATCTTATTGTGATAGCTACAGGAGCTCTTTACAAACTAGGGTATGACCCTGAAGAGGCTCTTGTAGAAACAGTACTAGAGATTACTAGTAGGGACGGTTCCTTGAATGAGGAAACGGGTAAATGGGAAAAAGATCCTAACCAA